CCAGCCAGCACGCGGCGCTTCGCGCAGAGCTAGCCCAGGTCAACCGCACCTGCCTGAAAGACGCTGATTCTTTGGCTGCCGCGCAGGCGATCATGGCTCCAGCCCTGATGGAGTACGTGCAATGATTAAAATCCACTCCCCTAACACGCTGGTGCGTAGCGGTGTTGTAAGTGCCATGCAGGATGTCGTTAACGGCGATCGTGTTGTGGTGCGTGTGGGCGCGGCATCGTTCGGGCAGGTTGGTGTACGCGGAACACGTCTACAGGGGAACAGCAAAGCCCCTGCTGACCTCGTAGGCCGAGTGTTTGCCCTTGTGGAACTCACCGACGAACAGATTGAGAAACTGGAGGCAGAACATAATGGGACAGCGAATACTCAACATCACGTTGCCGGAAGATAGCCAGAACGTTGAAAAACTAGCGGCTGATATTTTCGCGCGCAGCATTGCCAGCGAACTGGGGCGGATCCTGAGCGATACCAAAATTGCAGGCTGTGCGAACGCAGCAACCCGCGCAGCCGAAATTTTCTACGCAGAACTTCGCAAAAACAAAGGTAAATAACATGCCAATTATCACTGAAAGTCTTATCCGCAAAATGAAAGAGGACGTCGCTGCGGCTATTGCTGCCGACGGCACAGTAGAGTTCGGCGGCGACGCTACCCTCCAGGCCATTTTTGACCTCGCTCTCGAAGCACTGAACGCGCCAGACGACACGGCGGCGCTGGCAGATATTCGTCGCGAACGTACGCGCCAGATCGAAGAACTGAAGCGCCTGCCCGAGGACGACGATCAGTACACCGACGGGCAAATGGCGGACGCTGCAGCGGCCTATGCGCTGGTGCGCACCAGTGGCCTGGCATTCGCAGGCGACGTATGGCCCTGGGGTGCGGGTGATTTCAAAGACAGCGGAGAACGTCGCAATCTGGTCAAAGCTGGCGCTCTGATCGTGGCAGAGGTCGAACGCCTCGACCGCGCAGAAGCACGAGCCACTAACCCACAAGATTGACCCACCACTTCGCCCTCTCGTAAACTGTGACAACCACACAACCACGAGAGGGCGCACCAGTGCCGAAACCTCACATTTTTAACCCGCGCAAATTGTTACGAGAAGGTAGCCTCGAAATGATGCTTTTAGCACATGCTGGCGAACTCGTTTTATTGCGCGTCGGGGACGTTACAGGCGAAAAGCCTTCAATCCTGCCTGAACGCAACATAACATCCCGTGAAGAGTGGCAGCCGCTGCGCGATCGTGTTTTTCGGCTCGTCGAACTCTCAGCGGAAGATGTAACCATCCTGCAAAAACTTAATAAGGAAATTTAACAAAATGGCGCACGGTCTGAAGGGGAAACCCGCAAACAATCCCAAAGGCCGCCCCCGTCAAGAGTTCCGCATGTTCCTGAACGATTCGTTTGACGTGTGGAAACGGCGGGAGCTGGCACGGCTACAGGCCACCAAAGAGGCGTACGGCGACAAGCCTGTGCCCAAATCGCTGGCAGCTGAGGTTGCTATGCTGGAGGCCACCAGCTCGGGGCTGGAAATGCTACAGGTCAAAGTGATGGAACTGCTGAACGAGGGCGACCCGGGGATAGCAAAGGTCATGGTCGAACGCGTTTACGGGAAGATCCGGACCCAACCCGTTCAACTCGATCGGGCAGGTCTCGACACCCCTCAAGCCATCGAGCGCACGGCGAAGCGCATCACCAAAAAGATGCTGGAAGAAGGCGCAGACCCGGCGAGCGTCAAGGTGGCTGTCGAGGTTGTTCGAACCCTCGGCGAGATTCAGCTAAACGCAGCTCATACGCGCGCCCTGAATGCTGCGTGCGATGACCTGGAAGGCGAAGAGGAAGACGGCGAATGAACTGCAAACAATGCAACGGTGCCGGAGTGTACCGGACACTGAACCGGAACAAAGACCCATTTCTAACGGACTGCGAGCAATGCCATGCCAACCATAAACCAGATCAACAGCGTGCTGCGCCAGCTGGCGAACAAGAAAAAGATCAGGGGCAAAGTCAGAACGCCTGAACCCGTTATCCAGTGGGTTAAAACCGAGGAAGAGGCGCGCGCCTTCGTTCCCGGCCAGCGCACTGCTAACGGGGCGATCATCATCGCGATCGCGGACTGCTACCGGGAATACTGGGAGAATAACGCTCGATGGAACGAGGCAAGGGGCGGGCGCAGCTCGGGCAAATCGCTATCGTTCGCCCGCCTGCTGATGATCAAAGTCATCTGGCGCGGGTCAAAACTCCTCTGCTGTCGTGAAATTCAGGACTCGATCGAGGAGTCCAGCCACGCAGAGCTGGTGCAGGCCGTCAAAGACCTGGGCGCGCTGGACGAGTGCGTCATCACCGATAAGTACATCAAAGCGAAGCAGGGCGGCCGGGTGAAATACATCGGTCTGGCGAAGACGGGCGAGAAGGTGCGCGGGTACTCCAGCTACGACCAGTGCTGGGTGGAAGAGGCCGCGACGGTGACTAAAGACAGCTGGAACCGCCTGACCCCGACGATCCGTTTGCCGAACGCGCAGATCTGGGTGACGTGGAACCCGATCAGCACCATCAGTGCCACATGGAAGATGTTCGTCAGCGAGTGTATTTATCCGGACTACCGCCCGGATGGTACCCGGTTCCGGATCAGCAAACACATCAACTTTGACCAGAACCCGTGGCACAACATGACCAGCCTGGCGATGGACGAGCGCCTGCTGCGGGATGCCGACGAAGACCTGCACGCTCATATCTGGCTCGGCCAACCCGTCGGCGACAGCCCGATGTCGATTATCAAAACCAAATGGCTGGCAGCAGCCGAGAACCTGCACGAAATGCTCCAGGTCGATTACGAGAATGGCGCGCACCTCATTGCCGGGTATGACGTCGGCGGCACGAGCCAGGGCGACCCATCAGTGGTGGCTATGCACATGAATAACGTGCTGTGCTACCTCAACGAGTTCCGCGAAGTCGACCCGGTGGCATCGGCTAAATACGTGTGGCATGAAGCGCGTCGCATGGAGTGTGCCGAAGTGCGCTACGACGTGATCGGTGTGGGTCTGGGGGCAAAAGGCGCTGTTCGTGAACTTAACGACGCTCTCGATGACAACGGCGAGGCGACACTGACGTTCCGGCCTTACGATGCTGGCGGGGCAGTGGTCAACCCGAACCAGCTGATCATGCCGAAGCGTAAGAACTCGGATCACTTCCTGAATGCGAAGGCGCAGAGCTGGTATGACATCGCAAAGCGCGCGGAAAACGCATTCCTGGTGCGGAAGTATTACACTGAGGCCGAAGGCAGCCATTACGAGAAACTGATCGCAGTAGAGGAGAAAATGGGCGCCGAGCGTATGCGGCACCTGATGAGCATCGACACCGTCAGGATCGACCCTACCCTCTGGGAGAAAGCGAAAGGCGAGCTATGCGAACCGCGATGGATAATGAACGAGGGTAAATTGCAGGTCGAGACCAAAAAGCAAATGGCACAGCGCAACGTGCCGTCCACCAACAACGGCGACGCGATCGTAATGGCTTACACACCGATGCGAGGGGGCGTGAATGACGAGCAATCTGCGGGACTGGCTGCGTAGAAATTACGAGATCCGCTACATGGACGAGGAGAATGGTGCCCTGGGCGTGCGCAGGAAAGCCCCTGTCGCGTTGCAGGCGTTTGGCGGGGGTCAGACCGCTGAAGGGGCTTTTGCACCCCTGAGCACCCAAATTAAGGCCATTCTGGGGCTTATGCGACAGGAGGGCGTGCCCGGTACCAAACACGGGGTCGTGCAGGCTGCCCACTCGATCGGATTTGACCAGGAGAAGAAACGAACACAAGATCGTCGCCTACAACGTCAAGAGAGATTGAACCGATGAAGCGTACCCCTAAAGCGCAATACAGAACGAAGGCTAACGAGCGCGAAGACAGTTACGCGCAGGCCTACCGTCCGACGGCAAACCGCCGCGGGGCGCGTGGGCTGTTACCCGAACACGAGTTACAAGAGGCTTTTCTGAACTCGGCAACCGCGGCGCGTATTGTCACCTGCGTACCGGATGAGCTGTTCCGTTGTGGTTTCGACATCGAGGTAGCGGAAGGGGTTGAATTCGACGCCGCGTTGTTCCGCAGCCGCTGGGATGAGCTGCACGCCGATCGGCATCTGGCAGAGGCATACATGTGGTCACGACTCGACGGCGGCGGCGCTGTGGTTGTGATGACTGCTGCTGATGACATGCAGGAGCTGCTGCCGGGGGAAGAGATTACCGATCTGCGCTCTGTATCCCGCACCGAGCTGGACATGTGGCCGGGCAACGAGAAGACCGACCCTAACGAGTTCGGTATGCCGCTGTTTTGGGCGGTCAACCCGCTGATGGGCGGTACTGACATCCAGGTGCACAACAGCCGATTGATCAAAATCAAAGGCCGCCCGATCCCGCCAACCCTGCGCAAAAACATGGGCAGCAGCCAGAAGTATTTCGGGCTGTCAGTTTTGCAGGGTATCCTCGGCGACATCTACGACTTTGACGATTGCCACCAGTGGGCGACGCTGCTTTTGCAGCGCCTTCAGCAGCTGGTCTACAAAACCGAAGGTGCAGGTGATCAGTGTGAGAGCCGGGCGGGAACAGCAGCCTTACAGCGCAAAGTCGACTTTGTGGACGGTGTGCGATCGGTCCGGTCGACGATTGCGATCGACAAAGACACCGACGACGTGGCGTTACTCAACGGTTCACTGACAGGTGTCAAAGACGTGCTGGATACCAAAAAGTCTAAGCTGACCCAGTCGTCTGGCATCCCGCATATCGTGCTGGCAGGTGACGCATCCGGCGCGCTGAACAACAGCGCCGAGGGCGCCATGCAGTCGTGGCAAAACTATCTGGCGCGCGAACAGGTAAACCACGGCACCCCGGCAGTGAGTCGTCTGGTC